CGGCTTAACCAGGTTTAGTATGGAGGACGCTCCTGCGAATAGTTTCTTTTTAGAATACTTTTCAAGACCACCTACGGCAGAAATATTTTTTGAAGATGTATTAAAAGCTTGTGTGTTTTATGGTATGCCAATACTTATAGAGAATAATAAACCTAGATTACTATATCATTTTAAAAATAGAGGATATAGAAATTTTTGTTTAAATAGACCTGACAAACACTATAATAAATTATCAAAGACTGAAAAAGAATTAGGTGGTATTCCTAATTCAAGTGAAGCAGTAAAACAAGCACACGCTTCTGCAATAGAATCTTACATAGATGCAAACATAGGAATGAAAGAAAATAATGAAATGGGTGATTGCATTTTTACAAGAACTTTAGAAGATTGGGCAAAATTTGACATAAGTAATAGAACTAAGTTTGATGCTAGTATTTCCTCGGGGTTAGCGATTATGGCTTGTCAGAAACACCTATATATACCTCAGCAAAAAGTTTCAAAAATAAAGGTTAACTTTGCAAGGTATAGTAATAAAGGTACAATAAGCGAAATTATTAGATGAAGAAAGTAGACATTAACATATCATCTACAGGATTTCCTAGTCAATTTGTTTCAGATTCAGAAAAAGCTACTGACGAATTTGGTTTACAAATCGGACAAGCTATTCAGTACGAATGGTTTAAAAGAGACGGAAATAGTTGTAGGTATTATAATCAATGGAGAGACTTCCATAGACTCAGATTATACGCAAGAGGAGAACAGTCAGTAGCTAAATACAAAAATGAATTAGCAATAGATGGTGATTTGTCTTATCTAAATTTAGATTGGACACCTGTACCTGTATTGCCTAAGTTTGTTGATATTGTAGTAAACGGAATGCAGAGCAGAGAATTTGTACCTAAAGCTTTTGCTCAAGATGCATTATCACAATCTAAAAGAAGCAAGTACCAACAGATGGTTGAGGGACAAATGGTCGCAAAACCTATGCTTGAAACTATACAAAAGAAAACCGGAGCAAATCCTTTTACAGTAGAGCCTGAAGAACTTCCGAATTCTGATGAAGAGTTGAAGTTGTATATGCAATTAAATTATAAACCTGCAATAGAAATAGCTGAAGAAGAAGCAATTAGTACTTTGTTTGAAGCTAATAAATATGATGACACAAGAAAGAGGTTAGATTATGATATGACTGTTCTAGGTTTAGCAGTTGCGAAGCACGAGTTTTTACCCGGAGATGGAGTAAAGATTAGTTATGTAGACCCTGCTAATATAGTATATAGTTATACTGAAGACCCTTACTTTAGAGATTGTTTTTATTGGGGTGAGATTAAAACTCTTCCTATTATAGAATTAAAAAAGATTGACCCAACTTTAACTAATGAAGATTTAGATGAGATATCTCAATATTCTCAGAGTTGGTATGATTATTATAATAATGCACAAGCATATCAAAACGATATCTTTTATAAAGATACTGCAACCGTTATGTACTTTAATTATAAAACAACAAAAAAAGTTGTTTATAAAAGAAAAGTAAAAGATAATGGTAATGTAAGTATGATTGAAAAAGATGATAATTTCAATCCACCTGATGAAATGATGGATGAAGGTAACTTTACAAAAGAGTCAAAAACTATTGATGTATGGTATGAAGGTGTTATGGTTATGGGAACTAATATTCTTTTACAGTGGAAGCTAATGGAGAATATGGTTAGACCACAATCTGCAACACAACACGCTATACCTAATTATGTAGCTAATGCACCAAGAATGTACAAAGGAGTAATTGAGTCTTTAGTTAGACGTATGGTTCCTTTTGCAGACTTGATTCAAATCACACATTTAAAACTACAACAAGTTATATCTAGAGTTGTGCCTGATGGTGTATTTATTGATGCCGATGGATTGGGTGAAGTTGATTTAGGAAACGGAAACGCATATAATCCTGAAGATGCTTTAAGATTATATTTTCAAACAGGTAGTGTAATAGGTAGAAGTTATACTCAAGATGGTGATTATAACCAAGGTAAAGTTCCTATTAAAGAATTAACTTCAAATTCAGGAGCATCTAAAACACAAATGCTTATAACTAATTATAATCATTATTTAAACCAAATTAGAACTGTAACAGGTCTTAATGAGGCAAGAGATGCGAGTATGCCTGATTCAAACTCTTTAGTTGGATTACAAAAAATGGCAGCATTAAATTCTAATGTAGCTACAAGACATATACTACAAGCAGGTTTATATATTTACAAAAGTTTATCTGAAGCTATAACTTATAGAGTAGCAGATATTTTACAGTATGCTGACTTTAAAGAAGAGTTTATAAATCAAATAGGTAAATACAATGTATCTATACTTGGAGATATCTCTGACTTATATATTTATGATTTTGGAATATTTATTGAACTATCACCTGATGAAGAACAAAAAGCACAATTAGAACAAAATATTCAAATGGCTTTATCTAAAGGAGATATTAATCTTGAAGATGCAATTGATATTCGTGAAATAAAAAATATGAAACTTGCTAATCAGCTTTTGAAAATGAAGCGTATTTCTAAGCAAGAAAGAGAAGAGAAGATGGCTATGCAACAACAAGCTATGAAATCTCAACAAATGATTAAGCAACAAGAAATGACTATACAAGCTAATCAGCAAAAGTTGCAAATGGAAACTCAAGCTAAATTACAATTTAGACAAGGAGATATTGCTTTTGAAATAGAAAAAATGAAACAAGAAGCAATGTTGAAGTCACAATTAATGCAAGAAGAGTTTGCAATAAATATGCAATTAAGACAGATGGATGCTCAAGGCTTACAGTCTAGAGAAGACCAAAGAGAAAAAGCAAAGTCTGAACGTATATCTCAAGCTAATACTGAACAATCTAAATTAATCAATCAACGTAAGAACAATCTTCCACCAATGAATTTTGAATCTAATGAAGATAGTTTGGATGGCTTTGATTTAGCAGAGTTCAACCCGAGATAAGTTGTCTAAAAGTATATTATTTTTTGTGTAACTTTGTATAAAATTAAATTTAATAAAATATGGAAATAAAAGTAAAAGAAGTCGGAGCGACTGAAGAAAAGTCTGTACAACAAGTTGAACAAGAATTGTTAGACAAACATCAGGAGTCAACAACAGGACAACCTCCTGTAGCAGAAGATAAGGTTGTTGAGTCTACTAAAGTAGAAACTACAACAGAAGAAAAAAAACCGGAACCTGAAGCTGAGAAGAAGCAAGTTCCACAAGAAGAAATTAAAACTCAATCCTCAGAGTTAAGTGAGGATGACGTTCTTAAATATATTGGAAATAGATACGGTAAAGAGTATAAATCTCTTGACGAGTTAAATCAACAGAGAGAGGAGAAACCTCTTCCTGAAGATGTAGCTAAGTATCTTAAATACAAAAAAGAAACGGGTCGTGGATTCGAGGACTTTGCAAAAATGCAAAAGAATTATGATGAAATGGAACCCGATAGATTGCTAAGAGAATATCTAACTGCAACTGAAAAAGGTCTTGATGCTGAAGACATCACAGAACTTATGGAAGATTATCAATACGATGAAGATGTTGATGATGAAAAGCAAATTAGAAAAATTAAATTAGCAAAGAAAAAAACTATTGCTAAAGCCAAAGATTTTTTTGTCAAGCAACAGGAGTTATATAAGGTCCCTCTCGAGTCGAAAAGGGATTCTATTCCTGAATCTGAAACAGACGAATACAAGGCATATAAGCAATATATAGCTGAAGCGAAGACAATCGGTGAACGGAACTCAAGAGCGAGGGAAGTTTATCTAGAAAAAACAAACAATGTATTCAGTGAGTTCAAAGGTTTTGAGTTTACGCTAGACGATAACAAAGTTTACTTTTCACCCGGTGATGCAGATGAGTTGTTAAAAGTTCATTCTAATCCTAGTACTTTTATTGAAAAGTATCAGGAGTCAGATGGTTCTCTTAAAAACGCAGAAGGTTACCACAGGTCACTAGCAATGGCAATGCATCCTGAGAAGTTTGCTAAATTCTTTTATGAGCAGGGCAAATCTGCAGCAGCAGATGAGCAAATGAGAAAGTTGAAAAATGTAAATATGACTACTCGTACCGCTCCGGAAGTTGGAAGCACAAAATCAGGTATGCAAATAAAATCTATAAACACCGACCACGGTAGGGGTTTAAAGATTAGGAGTAATAAAAAGTAAAATTGTTAAACTAAAAAATTGAAAAAATGAGTGTATTAAACGTACCCGGTTTTGACTTACAACCAAGTGCACAAAGAGTGCCGTTGAAGTCTAACTACATTACCAATTTTGATTTCTTGAATCAGTATCTACCTGATACTTATGAAAAAGAATTTGAAAGATATGGTAATAGAACAATCGCATCCTTCCTAAGAATGGTAGGTGCAGAAATGCCATCTAACTCTGACCTTATCAAATGGGCAGAACAAGGAAGATTGCATACTAAATATGTAAAGTGTACAACTGCGGCATTAATTAATGCTGACGAAGCTGACTTCACTATTGGAGATGCAGGTGTCCCTGCTTTCGGTGCTAGTAATAGTATCGCTATTAGAAAAGGACAAACTGTATATATCTCTGATAATGCAGGTGGTGGTTCAGCTAAAGCAGTAGTAACTAAAGTTGATTATGCTACTAAAGTAGTAAGTGTTGCATTTTATGACAACAATGGACTACCGGTAGCAGGAGCAGGTCTTGAGTTTACAATGTTCATCTACGGTTCTGAATTCAGAAAAGGAACAGTAGGAATGGAAGATTCTCTAGAAGCTGATGACTTCATCTTTGAAAACTCTCCAATTATCATTAAAGATAAATATGCAGTATCAGGTTCTGATATGGCACAGATTGGATGGGTTGAAGTAACAACTGAAAATGGAGCAAATGGATACCTATGGTATATGAAGTCTGAGCACGAAACTAGATTGAGATTTGATGACTATCTAGAGACTGCAATGATTGAAGCAGTTCCTGCAGGTAATACTTCAGGTGCAGCTACTCAAGCAGTAGCAGGTGCTGAGATGGTAGGTAACAAAGGTTCAGATGGTATCTTCTACGCAGTAGAGCAAAGAGGAAACATTTGGGGTGGAGGAAACCCAACTATTTTAGCTGATTGGGATTCTATCATTTCTAGACTTGATAAGCAAGGTGCTATTGAAGAGAATGTTGTATTTGTAGATAGAGATTTCTCTTTCGACATTGACGATATGCTTTCTCAGCAGTCATCTAATGCAGCAGGTGGTGTATCTTATGGTCTTTTTGACAATGAGAAAGAAATGGCACTTAACTTAGGATTCACAGGATTTAGAAGAGGTTATGACTTCTATAAGTCTGATTGGAAATATTTGAATGACCCAACAATGAGAGGTGGATTACCTACAGGTGCAGGGTCAGGTAGAGTTAATGGACTTTTAGTTCCTGCAGGTTCTACTTCAGTATATGACCAAATCCTTGGTAAAAATGCTAAGAGACCATTCTTGCACGTTAGATATAGAGCTTCAGAAACTGAAGACAGACGTTACAAGACTTGGATTACAGGTTCTGCAGGTGGAGCAGAAACTTCTAGCTTAGATGCTATGGAGGTTCACTTCCTATCTGAAAGAGCAGTATGTACTCTAGGTGCAAACAACTTCTTCTTATTCCAAGAGTAAGCAGATATTTAATAGGGGAGTGTCTTCAAAGACACTCCCTTTTTTTAAACTTTAATTTAAATTTAATACAATGAAAAAAAAGACGACAACTGTTTACGTTGATAAGCAGTATAAACTAACAAGAGATGTAGCACCTCTTTCCTTTATGCTACCAATAAAACATTCAAGAAGATTTCCTTTATTACATTTTGATGAGAGCACAGGTACAAACCGTGAACTTAGATATGCTAGAAATCAAAAGTCACCTTTTGTTGATAAGCAAGATGGTAATGCTTTACTAGAGCCTGTAATATTTGAAGATGGATTTTTGTTTGTTAGAAAAGAAAACCAAGTCCTTCAACAATTTCTACATTATCATCCTTTAAACGGAACTAAGTTTGTTGAGGTAGATAAATCTAAAGATGCTGCACAAGTAGTAGACCAACTTATGATTGAAGCAGATGCTTTAGTCGAAGCTAAGAAACTATCTCTTGAGCAATTAGAGAATGTATGTAGAGTTTTGTTTAATACGAATGTAGATAAACTAACTACTGCAGAAATGAAAAGAGATGTTTTAGTTTTTGCTAAGAACAATCCTCAAGATTTTCTAGATATTTGTAGCGACCCTGAATTAAAGATTATGGGTATGGTACAATCATTCTTTGATAAAGGGCATTTAGCTTATAGAAAAAGTAAAAAGGAAGTATGGTATAACACCCCAACTAATAAAACTAAAATGCTTAATGTACCATTCGGTGCTGATGGTTTAGATTTAGTTGTTTCTTATTTACAATCAGACGAAGGTATTGACGTACTTAAACACCTCGAAACACTATAATATAATATTGTATCTTTGTGGTTTAGTGCTTACACCACGAAGGTGTAGGTTTTTTTACTAACCTTAAATTATTTATTATGTTAAAGTATTTAGAATTTGAAACTGAAACCGGAAAAGAACTTGTAGCTTGTGATGCTATTTTAAATGTCCAAGTAGCAACAAGTCAACTAGCGTACATTCAGTTAAAAGGTTCAAATTATAGAATCGAAGTTAAAGGAAATGATTTGACAAGTGGTTTTCAAGAAGTTGTTAATGAGGCTCTTTTTATAGCTGCCACAACAAATTGGATGAAACCGATTTCAAAGGTTGTGTTTGAAGGAGATTATTCAGACGTAACTCTTAAGACTTTAAGTTTTCAGTGTATTACTTGTATTGAAGTCACTCCTTAAACTTAAATCTACCTAACTAAAAGCGAGACCTCTTCATTTTGAAGGGGTCTTTTTTTTTTAGTTATCTTTGTACAAAAGATTACAGATGATAAATTCAGTAAGACAAACAGTGATGTCCATTCTGAATAAAAATAATTACGGATACATTTCTCCGTCAGATTTTAACTTGTTTGCAAAACAAGCACAGTTAGATTTATTTGAAACATATTTTTATTCATACAACTATCAGTTGCAGAAAGAAAATGCAAGACAGTCAGGAACAGGATATGCAGATATAACAAAGGGATTGGAAGAAGTTATTGATACTTTTTCTGTTACGTTACCTTTGTTAAATGCGGGTGGGAACAATTATTTTTTACCATCTTTAACAACGACAAATAATGATTATTATTTAATTAATAAAAACTTAGTACATAATAATCTAATAGTATCAGGAACAACTGATG